TAGAAATAGGTGGCAAATTCTGAATTAATAAACCTGGTATAGTTTGACTGCTTGTTCCATTTAAAATTATATAATCTCTCATTTTTACCACCCTTTCTAGTTATATATTGCATTTTCTACTGTCTTTTTGACAAAACTTCCAACTTCTTCATCATCTAATTCTATTTTCATACCCTCTAGGGCTTCTGTGAAAGCCTCTACAAGCGAATTATAGTTAGATAGGGTATTTATACCATTTGGACTTGTTTCGTTGTTATACGCCCCATTAAATGCCAAATTAGGTTGCATTGCATTTGACATATCATTTGATAATTGTTTTACTTGATTAATTAATTCTGGACTTGCTTTATCTAAGCTATTAGTTAAACCTTGAATAAAGTCTGGCATCCATTCTTCATATTCTCTTAATGGTCCTTCATCTGGTCTTGAGAAATGTAAGAAGTTTTTAATTTTTTTAGCAACACTACCAACTGCGTCTCCAACTTTTCCTATCATGCCTTTGATACCATTAATTAAACCTTGTATCATGTCTTTACCCCAATTAACCATTTGACTAGGTAAATTTTTAATTTTATCAATTATAGTTGTTACTATCTTTCCTGCAGTATTTCCTAAGTTTCCTAGCATATTACTTATACCAGTTATTAAACTTGCTATTACTTTTCCACCGTTTTCTATATATTTAGGAAGTCCTTCTAATAGACCTTTTACTATTGCCATTACAATTTTAGGAACATATGCTATTAATTTTGGTAACGATTTAATTAATCCATTTACTAAAGCAACCATTATTTGAATTGCTCCATCAACTATTAATGGTAGGTTTTCAATTAAAACTTTTACTATGGTTTCAACTATTTGTGGAATATAATCTATTAATTTTGGTAATGCTTCTGTTAGACCATTTATTAATGCTACTAACACTTGAATACCTGTTTCTATAATCATTGGTAGATTATTTAATAATGTATCTACTATTTGCATAATTATATCTGGTAACATTGATATTAATTGTGGTAATGCATCACTCAAACCTTGAATTAATGAAAGTATTCCTTTTATACCTATATCAACTAATTGTGGTAGCATTGTAAGTAATGTTGATATTATTTCTGGTATTAATTGACTTATTGTATCAATAACCATTGGAAGTACATCCATAATAGCTTGTATGCTTGTTTGAACTGCTTGTATTAAGACTGGTAATGTTTCTTGAATTAATGGTGGGATTTCTTTAACTAGTTTTGGAACTAACTCTTTTAATAAACCACTTATCATTTGTGCTATTCCACTTATAACTTGCTGTATTCTTGGTATTATGTTATCTCCAACAGTTAAAACACTATCTACAAAGTTATTTACTAACTCTCCAAAATTAGCATTATCATCAGCCATTCCAGTTAATAAGTTTTGCCATGCTGACTTCATAGAATTTACCGAACCACTTATTGTTGAACTTGCTTCTTTTGAGGTTGTTCCCATTATTCCCATTTGTTTTTGAACTACACTTATTGCATTAACTATATTTCCAAAAGACATACTTGAACCATCAACTGTAATTCCTAGTTCTTTTTGGACTTCTGTCATTTTAGATGCATCAGCTATTAATCTAGCCATTTCTTCTTTTGTTCCACCATATCCAAGTTTTAAGTTATCTAGCATAGTATAATTTTGTTTTGCAAAACCTTGATAAGCATTTTGTATCATAGACATATCAGTACCCATTTTATTAGCATTGTCTGACATATCAATTAATGCCCTATTTCCATACTCAGCAGCCTTTTTAGTATCTCCACCTAAAGACTGAATCAAACTAGCACTAAAACTTGTTACTGTTTCCATATATTCATTTGCACTTACACCTGCAGTTTTATAGGCTTCATCTGCATATTTTTGAACTACATCAGCACTTTTACCAAATAATGTTTCTACACCACCAACTAATTGCTCGTAATCTGCATAACTTTCTATTGCTTGTTTTCCAACACTTACTAAAGCACTTCCCATTGATTTCAAACCATTAATAGCACTATTTATTGCTTGTGTTCCTAAGTTTGAAAGAATACCTTTAAATACTGTAAAGCCATCTCCTGCTTTTTTAACTTCATCAGTAGTTTCTTTTGTTTCTTTTCCAAGTTCATCAAGTTCTTTTGTGGTTTTATTTACTTCTGCTTGTGCTTGGTTCATCTCAGTTTTGGCTTTTGAAACTGCATTGTTATATTGGACTTGTTTATCTTCTAATTGGTCTACTACTTTTTGTTGGTCTTGATATTCTTTAGATGTTTTCCCAAGTGTATTCCCTATTTCTTCAAGTTTACTTCTTGCTTTTGTTAGTTCTGTTGTTAATTGTTGTTGTGCTGTTGAATTTTTCCCATAAGTTGCATTCATTTCATTGTACTTTTGAGTTAAAACACTTAATTTATTTTTTTGTTCTTCTAGTTTTTTATTTAATACATCAGACTTTTGTGCCATTGCTTGAGTTGATTTATCATTTTTATCAAAACTAGATGATACTACTTTCATCTCAGAACTGACTTCTCTTAAACTTTGGTTTATTTGTTTTAAGGCTCTTTGGTATTCACTTTCTCCATCTAATTTAATACTTGAACCGAAACCTGCCATATAATCACCTCCTTTAGAACCATTTATCACTTTCTTCTGCTTTTTCTTTTAACTTTCTATAAGTTGTATTTGATTTTTTCATCAACATTTCTTTATCAAAATCATCTTTATAAAATTGATATAATTCTAAAAATAATTTAAATGTTAATCTTCCGATTTCTTTAGTTGTTAATTTTAATTTAGTTCTCCCAATGAAGTAAATCCATGAAAAATTTATTGTTGTATCTTCTTCTTCATCGGGTATTATGCGTTTTTTTCTTCACTTTTAGCACTTTCTATAACTGCTTCTTGTATTTTCTCATTTATTTCTTTTAGTCCTAACTCTGTTATAATTCTACCTATTTGCTTTAATGTAAAAAATTGTAGCTTATCTTCATTATCTTCATTTGCAATATCTATACCTTCATTTATTGCTTCACAAAAGCCAAATTTTAAGGCTTCAATATTACATTCTTCTCCTTTTTTAGTTGGTTGAACTAACTCAGACCATTTATTAAAACTTCCGTATTTTGTTTGTAATGTTTCTATTACATTCATATCAAAAACTAAACTATATTTTTTACCTTTATATTCTATAATAGGCATTTTACTTATCATTTCTTTCATTTCATTTCCTCCTTAATAAAAAAGGGGATAGGGTATTAACCCCACCCCATTATTGGTTTAAACACTTACACTTGGACTAAATAATCCTTCTAAATAATTAATCGCGTCTGTTTGAGATGTAAATATTTTTTCCCTTCTCCAAGTTCCATCTGTTGGAACTACAACTGTTCCAGATAACTCATAAGTTGAGAACTCTACACTCTCTCCCATTGTATTATCATCTGCACTTGGCTCTGCAAATTTACATTGTGCTAAGAATGTTGCTCTAAAATATTGAGTTCCATCTTGCATTACTCTTACAATTCTACCAACACCAATATATGGTGCTACATCATTTACATTTGAAACAACTTCTTGAGAATCGCTATCGTAATCATGTCCTAGAATTTCAGCCATTGTTTCTGCATCCATTCTATCAATACCCATAGTACAACTTCCACCAGTAACTCTGTTATCGCTTTCTGCTAAACTATCATCTGCATATAAAGTTGCATCACTTACATTTGGCTCAAATGTAAAACTTACTGCTTTACCAGGTTTCTTTACTGGACCATATGAAATAGAACCATTACTTTCATTTATTGTTGCTATTGCATATCTAAAATTATTTAAACCTATCTTAGCCATTACTTTCACTCCTTTCAATAGCAAAACATAAAGTCTTATGATAGTAACCAGTATCATCTTCATACATATCTTGTGAAGTTCTGTTTGGTTGCCATATAAAACCATTATTTTTCATTATTTCTTTTACTGCTTCAACTATATTAAAATAATTTCCTTTTGAATAAATATCAAAATCATAATATGATACATAACCTAAAATCTCATTATCTCCTGCATAGGAATTATTTATATCGGTTTCCATATATGTTATATAAGTAGTTTGTTTCCCATTATACCTTAAAAATTTTACTGGAATACTTACACCATCAACACTAAAATTAGTAAAAATTGACTGTATTAATTCATTCATGTTTACTCCTTAATATATTTCTTTTGTACTTTTAACATTTCACTTTCTATTTGCGTTTTATTAAAAGACTTCCTAAAAAATGGTCTTTTGGCTTCACCACTTGATGAACCAAATTCTCTTGCTCTTACTATCAACGGAACTGGTACACCATCATAAGAATATTCTGTTCCTTTTTTTGATGTAACCTTAAATGATTTAGAGCCTTTTTTATAGTAACCATAAAAACCAACTTTAGTATTTACACTGCCATCTTTGGTTCTATATGATTTTGTTATTTTTAAATATTTCTTTAGTTTAGAACTATCTTTAAAACTAGATTGCATATTTGAAATAACATTTTTATAAACTACTTCTGCTCCTGCCTGAGTCATTTCTTCCATCATTTTAGGTGTATTTTGTTCTAGTCTAGTAAGTTCATTTATTAACTCGGTTGGTAGTTCACATTTGAATTTAGCCATTATTTCATCACTTCTTTACATTGCATTTCAATTTCTACATTTGCTTCATCAATATTATTTAAATATTGAACTGTGTATGTTTTATTATTAAATGCTACTAACATATCCCTGTTTGAGTTTTGACTATTATAATAGGCATTAATTACTGTCTGTGAGTATCTTATTGTAAAATTTGTATATGCTTTTTCAAAATCACTATCATTTGCTATTAAAGTAAACCCTCTAGTGGTTTTTACATTTGCATAAGGTTGTAATACTACTACTGTACTTTCTATTGGAAATCCTTGACTGTCTTCTGTGTCTATAACTTGATATATAGTAATTTTTTTATTATATTTACCTGCATCAATCATTTGTTTCACCATTTGGAAGTAAATTATTTTGGTGCATACCAAGTATAGTTTCAACAACATTATTTAGGTTAGATTCATCAACATATAGACTTCTTACATCATACATACTTTGGCATAAGACAAAGACAACTATAATTAAATCAGTATAATTATCTAAGTTATCTTCATCTATGCCTGTATAATTTAATATATAATCTTTAGAAATGTTTATTAATGTAGTTAAATAATTTTGGTCTTCTTGTGATACTTCACTTAATCTTATATAGTTTGCTATATCAGAATAAGTTATATCACTTATTTTAGTTATATTATTCATAGTTACTCCTTTCTTTTGTTGGAGTTATGCCTAAACAACAAATAATATTAATTATACGCTTGGAGTTGAACCTGCCATTTGAATAGCAGCAATCTTTTGTGGGTTTTCAATTTTACTATCAAATTCTAACCATCCAACGATTCCGTAAGCGTGTTGAGTTGCATATTTTTCTCTCAATACTTCAATGTTTATATCCTCTGAGAATTTAGTTGCAAGTCCACTCATATCACCATAATAAATAGCAATTTTTCCTGCTTCCATTTCTGGCATATTATCTGATACATATACTGGTTTTCCTAGTAATGTATTTTTAAATGGTGAAGACAAATCATATACTTCATTTAGCAAATAAGAACCAGTTTGTGATTTTAATTGTCTAATTGCAGTTCTTGTAGTTTCATTCATGATCCAAATAGCATTGCCTTGGAATACATCTTTTATCTTACCTTGTAACTGAATTAACTCATCAGCAGTTAAAGCAGTTGAACTTGCAGCAGTTATTTTATTTGATACAGTTGATAAACCTGTTACACTACCACTACCATTTAATAGTGTATTTTCAATAAATCTTGAAATATCATAAGCCATTCTATCAACTATAAATGCTACTACATCAAACTGTGCGTTGTTAATTAAACTTCTTGAAATTAAACTTAATGCACCTGCTAAATAACCAGTTAAAGTAATATTAGTAAACTTACCTACATTGCTTTCTAGTTCTTGGAACTCAGTAGCCCAGTCAACTGTAATTGATTGAGTAGATACATCATAGTATGGTAACTCCAATTTACCTTTTACATTATATTTTGTACTTCTTTGAAGTATAGGACACATATCATAAACCTGTGTAATGATTCTGTTTGCTATTGTAGTTGGAATTAATACTTGTCCACTTCCTTCTGCTGGTGTTAAATTAGTTGCTCTTTCATTAACTTGTCCTCTTATATATGCCTCAAACTCTTTTTCTTCTTCTAATGCTCTTGTCTTTTCTTCATCTCCACATTTTCTTTCTTCTTCATCTTTTGGTAGACCTTCTTTTTCTAATGCTTGACCTTCCATTTTATCAAACTCTCCTTTCAATTCTAATGTTTTCATGATTCTTCTTACATTATCTCTGATTTCAGCAAGTTCTTGTGCTTCTGCATCTGTTAGTTCTCTTTTTTCTTCTTTGGCTTTATTTAGAACTTCATCTGCTCTTGTTATAAAGTCATTCTTCTTTTCGATTAATTCCTTTTCCATTATTTCATTCTCCCTTCATTTCCTTAATCATTTCTTCATATTTTGAATAATCTATTTCTTCAACAACTTCTTGTTGTTTAGGCTCATCTTTATCATCATTATTTTTCATTTCATTATCTAATTTTTCATTTTGCACTATATTTTCATTATTTTGTGAGTTTTCTTCTTTTTGAGGTTCTGTTTTGCCAATTATTGACACTTCATCAATAAAATCTTCTCCTCTAAAGTGAATTTCATCACTATCATCTCTAGCCATTATCAGTGTTCCATCATAAGCTGGTGTTTTTCTTTTATCTAATATAGATACTTCTGCCAAGTCTAAGTCTTTTACTGCTCTGTGTGGCATACCTCTTTCAATAGTATTTTCTACATCTCTATCTTGAAAGCCGAAAGACCAACCAACTAATTCTCCGTTTCTAGCTTTTTCAATCACATCTTTATCAGTTATAATTGCTCTTGCTCTTAGTCCAATACTATCTTCTTCAAGCTCTAGATTGCCTTTTTTGGTTGAACCTAAATCTCTATTCCAGTCATGGTTAAGTAGTATATGGACATCATTATTTCTTTTTAATGCTTTTTTAAATGCACCCTTGCAAATTCTTTCTATAAACTGTCCAACTCTACTCATTAAAGGCTTACTGGCTCTTTCTACGGCATTTACATAGCCTGTGATTTCAACACTATCTTCTCTAACTCTAATTTCCATTTACATCACCTCCTTAATATCCAATAGTCCAACCTGCGTCTAAAAATGCTTGATAACTTGGCAATGCTTGTATTCGCGATACTGGATATTTTGCTTTCATACTTGATAAATTAAAGCCAATTTGAGCTAGTGTTTTTGTTCTTCTATAAGATGTTGCATTTATACACATAATAAGTATATTGTTTAAGCTTTGCTCACTAAGGTTTGTACAATTTTGAAACATACCATACATATTAGTTGCTTTTGATGTGTTTAATACAGGTAAATCTACTAAATTTTTACAAGCAGTAAAAAATCCACTCATGTCTTCCATATTACTTGTATCTATTTTATCAATACTTGTTATTAAAGAACCAATCCCATAACCAGAGTCATAAATTTTAGACGTATCAACAAAGGTATTATTATTACTACCACTTCCTCCACCACTTATATTAACAACTGCTTGTTCGTATTCAGTTACATCATATGTACCGTTTGATGTTATATCTAATGAACCATTAAATTCTACTATATATCCTATATTTAAAAACTCTTGTATTTCATCTTGAGTTGTAAAATCTTCTGCTAAAATTTCTCCTCTACGTACATCATAATCTTTAGTTGTAAAACTATCTAATGCTTTATACATTAATTTCACCTCCTTTATGCATCACTACTATTTCCACTTTGTTCAAATTCTGTATCTAAAACTTTAGAAGTTAAAACATTTTGTATTCCTTCTGTGGTTTTGCTTTCTGCTCCTGTTTCAACCCCATCATTTGGGTCTGTTACTGCATCCGTATTTGGCGTGTAATATGTATGATTATTGAAATCATATAAAACTGCACCTAAGCCAACATTTACTACATCAAAACCTTCTACTCGTTCTAGGTTTTCCATTCTTCTTATTTCATTAAACGAAAGCCATCCCGTTTCTTTTGCTATCTTATATGATTCATATCTTTCTTTTACATTTGGTTTTATAATTTCTTTTATATCAAATTCAAAGAAATAATTTTTCTTTTCTTTTTCTAGTAATAACTCTCTATTTAAAGAAGTTTCAAATGCTCTTATTATAGGATATATTGCTTGTTTGAATGTCTCATAAAAATCATTTGGATATATATGAAATAAACCGTTAATTTCATCATTTAAAGTTTTTTTACTTTCGTTCATTTGCATTTCTACTGCATTATTTGAACTCTCTTGAAACTCTAAACCATTATTTAATACAACTACATTTTCCTTACTATTAGTAAATAAATTGTTCCATGCTCTTTTTAATATGTTTATTTCATCTTGTCCTAGTTTTCTTTGTGATTTTAAAAAGCCTTTTTTATTACCACCACTTTTAACCATATTTAATTGATATAAAAGAGTATCAAATGCAGTTTCAATGGCTTTTCCTACTTCTTCAGTTAAGCCAACTCCAGTTGCTCCATCTTTGGTATTTCTTAATAGTTTTATAAACTCATGTTTATAATGTTCTTCTCCTAATACTAAGATTTGATAATCTTTATATATTGGTTTGAAATTAGGTATTGTTTGAACAAATATAGGTTTTACATAAAATAAGCCAGTTACTTCATTTCTATTTCTTCTTATATAACAATATCCACCTTTATCCATGAGATAATCTTGTACCAAAGCATTTTTAAGTTGCCATGCATCTAATGTATCTCCAGTATCTCCATTTAATAATTTAACTCTTGTATCATCTTCAACTGTTTCAATTTTACCTTGTTTATATTTATATAATTTTACTGGCATACTTGCTATCATGTTTGAAATTAGGTTTACTGCTCCACTAACTGCTGGAAGTGTTAAGGCTTGTTCTCTTGTTATAGTTTCATTTCTTAATAAGGCTTGTAATAATACATCACTTGCTATTTGAGTTGATGGTTCTTGATTTGTTGTTTGGGTTGTTTCAGAGGTTTCTTCTCTTTTCCAAAATCTATCAAATAATCCCATGTCATCACCTCCTTTTATTTTTTATTGTTTTTTCTTTTTCTTTTTTGGTTTTTCTTCTTTAATTTCTTCTGGTATAACTTCAATAACCTTTACTAATATATATCCACATTCACCAGTTAAATATTTTACCATTTTTTCAGTACATTCAAATGTATCTCCTGCATATAATGTACCTTCTTTATTTTTTTCTTTATTATGTCTTTCAAGATTTTTTATTTTATCAAAACTACCGTATGTAAATTCTTGTAATGCTTTTACTTTAAACATTTTCTACACCTCCTAATATTGTTGATAAACTCCTTCGTTTACTTGTTCTTTACAAGTTTTTATTCTTTTTTCTAATATTGGTATCATTTCTTTATGTTTTAATTGGCTTAACAATTGTAATTGATGCCCTATATGACACCATGCACTTGCATTCCAGTAATCACTTCTTACTGTTGATACACTATTTGTTGTATTGGTTCTATTCCATACATAACAAACTTCTTTTATATTTATAACTCTATCTAAGTTAATATTATCTGCTTGTCTATAACTCCAAACTCTATCCTCCATTAATGTATCTTCACAGAAAAAAACTATTTTATCTTTTCTTATTACTCTAGCCCATGCAGTACACCATACTTTTCTATCACTTAGAAAGAAATCTTCATAATTACTGTACTCATGAAATTTTGTCATAAATATACCTTTTTTATCTATTAATTCCATACCTAATAAAGCCATTTCATGCCCGTATAAGCGACTATTTATTAGTTCTAATACTTTTTCATGTTTCCACCAGTCATCACTGTCTAAAAAACAAAAATAATCAAAATCAATATAATCTAATGCGTATTCTATACCAACATTTCTTGAACCACCATTATATCTTTTTCTTTTATTCTTAATTATGTGTATTCTTTCATCTCCATAATTGCAAACTGTACTTACTGAATTATCTGTTGACATATCATCAACAAATATTAATTCAAAGTTTTTATATGTTTGATTTAATATACTTTCAATACAATTTTGTAAATAAGTTTTGCCTTTATAATCTCCATGGTCATTATTACAATTTGGAACTATAATAGCAAATTTATAATCTTTTTTACTTGGTAATTTATCATAGTCTTTATCAGTTATTTTTGCTTTTTTTATGCAGTCAATATCATAATCAGTTAAGTTAATATCTACAAATTTACAATGTTTATAATTAATACAATGTAAGCCTGTATTTATTAAGTCTTCTAATGGCTCATTATCAAACAAGTAAATATATTCATTATTTGGCTTTATTGAACTAATTGAATTTTTGTCTATTGCTATTTTCATGGTACATCTAACCTCATTCTCATTATATTACTTTTTTATATTCCATTTTTCGTATTTTTTTTCTTATACTAACCTATTTTCCAACTAAATACTGTATCGTTATCATTTTTAAGTTCTTTATTTAAAAGTTCAATTACTTCATCAACAGTATTACAACCTTTTTCTTTAAATACTTCTAGCATTTTTATTACTACAAATTTTTTAATAGTTTTCATAGAACATCCTCCTTTCTATAATGTTTGGACCACAAAGTCCATTTGATTCAAGAATACATCTTGTTCTAGTAGATAAATAGCATTTATTATGGCTACTACCATATCAACTTTACCATTTGATTTCTTTTTATTTACATATAAGTTTTTATTAGTATCATAAGTACATTTTGCGTTTTGAAAGTTTATTTCTAATAGTTTATTTTCCGTATATTTTGCTTCACCATTTAATATTTTTTCTTTAAATAATTTTGTTGGTGAATGTAATGTACTAGAATGTTGTCTTATTTCTACTGTGTTATATCCTGCTCTTTCAAGTTTCTGTGCTGTACTCATACAATTAAATCTATCATAGCCAATTGCTTGAATTTGAACTCCATATTTTGATTCTATATTCATTATAAAATCTTCTACTACTGCATAATCTATAACTCTATCACCACAAGCAATACATTTCATGGCTCTTATAAAACTTCTATAATCTATTTTTTCAAAAGCATTTTTTTCTTCAATTCTTCCTTCTGGTATAAATGCTATTGCTTCAAATAAAATGTTATTATCATCATCTGCAGTAACCATACCTATTGCAGTATTATCATTTGTTTGTGATAAGTCTAGTCCTAAATATACAACTCTACCATTCCAGTCTATATTTGAAACTTTACACTTTTGAACATCTGCTACATCTATATAACTTTCTGTCCCTTGTCCTTGATAAATAATATTACAATGCTTTGTAACAAAGTTTTCTCTTGCTGATTCAACTGCTATTGCATAGGCTCTTTTTTTAAGTAAATCTTCCCATATCTCTTTTATTTCAAGTGCTACTGGGTTACTTTGTTTTAATACCATGTCATCAGTTTCCCAATTTTTAGGGTTATCTGGTTCATATAATAAACTAAATCTTGTTACATCTTGTATTATTCCATCTAATACTTTTTTTGAATAAGCAACTTCATCTTCAAATGGATTATTTATTGTTGGATATTTAGTTGATATAATAAAAGCCAATTTATTTAATATATTTAACTGTCCTGATTTCATGGCTTCTATTGGATAGTTAGTATTTAATGCTCCAACTTCATCAGCACAAAAAGCACTTGGTAATCTACCATCCATTCTTGATGTACTAAATGCAAGTGGTGTATATATACTTTCTTTTGGGTTGAATTTAATATAATCTCTTAGTATTTTAAATCTCTTAGTGTTTTTATATTGATATATTAATGGACTTGACCTAATAGTTTCACTTATTGCTTCTCTGATTTCTTTTGACAATGCTCCATCTGGTGCTACTGAGTAAAACTTTGAGAATTGTGGTTCTGTTAGAAATAAAATTATAAATATTGTTGCTATGGTATATGTCTTAAAGTTTTTTCTACATATTTCAAGTAAGCCTGTTTCATATCTTCTTTTATTTGGGTTATCTCTATATACTATACATAAAATAGCAGTATAGAATAACCATTGATAACCAGTAGTACATTCATATAAAGGTTGTCCTGCTTTTAGTCCTTTTGGCATATTAAGTATTTTTAATATTTTATTTAACTGGTCTAATTTTGGCTTACTTAACATATATTTTTTATCTTTACCATCGCAAATTTTTATAAAATCTTTCATTTGGAGTTTTACATATTTAGGAGTGGTTTTTAATTTAATTGATTCTTTACAATAATCATAGGCTTTATTATTCATAATCATCACTACCATTAATTGCATTTAGTAGTGGGTCTTCTTCTTCGGTTGTATCACTTACATTATAGTTTTTAATTATCTTCATGAGTGTAGCAACCGTTCTATTTGCACTATCTGTTGTTGCATTATAGTCTTTTACTGCTGGGCTTGAATATAAATTTTTTCTACCCTTAACATATTCTTTTTCAACTAATATCCCATCATCTTTTATAGATTTTTCTAATTCATATAACATAACTAATTGCATTTGGTATCTTTTGAAAGTAGTTATAAAAAAGTAATTACTTTGTACCCCACTTTCTTCTGCAATTCTTAAAATCTCTTGTGCTTGTTCGGTTAAAGTCATTTTTGCCATATTGTCACCTCCTATAAATTTTTAACTTGATATGATTTATTATAAGTCTTTTGGTCCTTAATCATAATCTTTAAAAAGTCTTCTCTTGTAAAATCAGATAATCTAAATACTTCTTCTGGTTTCATTCCTAATTCCTTACATATTTCTTTTGTTGTTTTTCCTGCATCCAATAATTCTTTTACTATTGCTTTCATAGGCTCTAATAAATGAGTTCCTCTTGCTCTATTATGTGTTATAGTACCATAGACATCTTCTGCATGGTCTTTATGGTCTACAATAACAACTGGAACTTTATTTTTTAATAATGTTTTTAATGGTTCTCTACCTGATACAGTCCATCTATGAAAGCCATCTATAATTGTATAATCTGGTCTTATAACTATTGGCATAGTCCATCCATTTGTTAATATAGACTGTATTAATAACTCAAGATTTTGTTCTGATACTTTATTAGGGTTATAATTATTTGGTTTTAATAAATCTCTATCAACAAATTTAACATTTTCTAAAGGCTCTAATATATTTTTATTCTCATATTTTTTCATTTCATTTTCTTTCATGTGTTACTCTCCTCACTTACATAAGCATATAAATTCATTTCTAATGCTCTTAATGTTCTTCTTTTGGGGTCTCCACCAATTACTATATTACATAGTTCTTTGTAATGCTTGTTATTTAAGAATGGTCCATATTTAATTAATAATCTTTGACATTGTTTTCTTACCATTTGCATAGGTTTATTATCAAATCTCCATTCTTCTTTTAACATTTCAAAAAATTTCTTTTTATAATCAACTTCTTCATCTTTCTTTTGCTGTTTGTTTTTCTTTTGTCTTCTAAACATTTCAGTATCATAATATAACATAGCCATATAAGCATTTGGTTCTCTCTTACAAATCTTATCAAATAGTTCTGGATAAAATTCACACATCTGAGTTAAACTTCCTGCAGTATCTATACTAAAAAATTGACTTATTCTTAATCTATTTATTGGAATTCCTACTTGATACATATATTTATATGCATCTGGGAAGTCTAAGTTATTATCTCTTATATACATCCATACATCTTTATCAGTCCAATCATAGATAGGAAACATTTTTTCTTGTGATGTTCTATTTGCTAAATTCATTAATCTTTGAACACTTTCACTTGCTCTAACACCAATTACTGATACACAATTTTTATTTTTTTTATTCATAAAACTTTGATAGGTATCATGTCTTTCATCAAGTAATGGATCATTTGTAATTGCAAATTTTGGTTTTTGTCTTATCCATACATCTTTTTTAGTTTCATCCCAACAAATAAAACTTTCATCATTTGTTAATTGATTAAAGCAATTATAATGTTTTACCTGAATACACCACCAATTAAAAGGTACTCCAATACTCAACCATTGTAATCTCATGCTTTTAACTTGTTTTTCTATACATGGAAATATTGCTTCTTCATCTATAAAATCAACTATTAATTTTGATTTATCTATTTCTCCACTTTGACACATCTTGAATATTAAATCATTTAAGCAAATACTATCTTTTCCACCACTTACTGATAATTCAATTCTACTAGCAGTTTTAAATATATTTTTTATTCTTATCTTAGCCATAGTTACAACATCAATGTTTGAGTATTGTTTTTTAATCAAGATATATCATCTCCCCACATGAAGGACATACAATATACTTCTTTTCATTTTTTTCTGCATTTATTGTTGTTTCTGTTACCATTGTTACTGGTTCACTTTTAACTTCTGGTTCTTTTTCAATATAAGTATTATTTATTTCTTGTTTTGGTTCTTCTTGAATAAATTTAGTATCTGTTATAGTACCATAATCTTTTATTGCTTCTTCAACTTGTTCGTCTGTCGCAGTCATTTGTTCTAATATAAATTTATCATATCCTGCTATTTCAAAATCTCCCATTCCAGTTATCTCTTGTATGTAATTATTTATTTCTTCGTAATCATCTAAACCTAAACCATAAATTTTATTATCACTTAAAATTAATTTTTTCTTCTCAATTTCTGATAGTCCTGTCTTTCTAAAACATTGAACTTCTTCTCTATTCATTTTTAGTAATGCATAATATAGTCCATTACCAATTAATATATTATTATTTTCATCAATAACCATTGCTCTTGTTTGTCCGAATTGTTCTACACTTTTAATCAATTCATCAATTTGTTTATCATTATGTTTTCTAACATTTTTTTCTAATGGTTTTAAATCGTTTATTTTTACTACTTCTAATTTCATCTCATTCTCCTACTTTCTAAAAACTTTTTAGCACTTGTTAATTTGCTACTAGCATTTATTACAATGCTTTTATCAATATCATATAATTCTTGCCATACTTCATTTTCTGTCTTATCCATTATGGCTCTTTCAGTCCATTCTCCCATTGCTATTGAACCTATTAAAAAACCTCTATCCCATTTATAAAATGGTGGTAATTCTATATTGTTATATTTTATATAAGCAAGTAGTTGTTCTGCATTCCAATTAGCAAGAGGAGAAAAGACATCATAATTCCCCTTACTAACAATATAATTATTTTCTTTATTTCCACATTGATTACCATCTTTAATTCTTCTTCCTGCTATAAATAAATCAAAATTATATTTAGTAATATCCTTATTTTGTCTTTTCCATTTTTCTGCCATCCAATTTTGTCTAGTCTTATCTTTACAAAATAAATAATTTGGGTGTTTTTCAAGATATTCTAATGTAAATTTATCAATAACTTCTTCAATTAAATTTTTAGGTTTATTTTCATTAACCCATTTTCTCATTTCTGGATATTCATTGATACCACACCAAAATATTGGTGTTGATTTAATTCCTGATTTATTAATAATATCTTGTAATACAATGCTATCTTTACCTGCTACCCACCCATTACAAATATTTTTATATTTTCTTGATATATCTCTAATAAAAGATGTTGTTTCATCTGTTAATTTATCAATATCATATCTAGTATAAATTTTAGTGCATTTATCAAATGCTTCTAGCCATTCCTTATTATCTTTTATGTTTTGTTTTTTGGTTAACATAATATCACCTATTCTTCAATAGATTTAAATGATACATATCCAAGTATTATTGTTGCTATAATAAAACTTATAACTCCAACTACTGAATTAATTGTTATTTGTCCTAGTATTGCAAATAATACCATAGTTGCAAATGTTATTGTTGATACTGGAATTACTATATTTGATTTCCTTTTTAATGCTATTGGTAATAATAATATACCAACTGCAAACGCAAATCTAATAACTCCAAATGAACTCCATAATTGAAGCATACCCATTTTAACAAATACTCCAAATGCAATACATAATGCTAATGCAAAGCCTGTACCTATTTTTTTGTTTCCTATCTCATGTAATGCTACTGCAATACTATCTATTGTTGATGTAGTTATTCCAAGAACTGCTATTAATAAAACAATATTCATAACCATAGTAAATTTAAAGAAAGCCATTCCTAATATTAATAACATATAAAGTCCAAATAAAAATGCTCCTAAATAATAACCTTTTTTACTTTCATCTGCTTCTGCTCTTTGCCAATGTTGAACGTCTCCAATAGGTCCAGCAAATAATATAAGTCCAGACCATACTCCCCATAAAACACCACTCATACTAGTTGGAGCAAATGTTTGTAATGGTGCTTTTGTAAATATTCCAATTAATATAATTGCAATAATTGAAACAATAGCCATGATCCATTGTCCTACATCTGTTTTTACTGATGTTGGTAATCCTTTTTTATAAACTATTAATGTGAAGAAAATTCCTAATGCTATTGTAATAAAATATGATATAGTTGTATTCCCTGTAATAACTAAAAATTGCTGATTAATAAAGTTTAACTGAACTAATAAACAAAATAATTGAATTATTAATGCTATTACTTTAACTTCTTTTCTATTATAAGTTTCTGGACTAATTTTTTTCTTGTTATATAACCATCCAAACAATGCAAGTGTTAAGGTGTTACAAACAGCCCATATTATCCATGCAATTATGCCTTTCTCTTGTGCTATTTGTTGTCCCATTATTAATGATGTACCCCAAGCCCAACTTGCAGCACTTGAAGCACCAATTTTTCTAAAACTTAGTTTTTCATTTGTCATTTTTATCTCATTCCCTTCTATAAACCCCTTATTGGGGTAATATCACTTAATTTAAGGCGATTTTTAGCCCATTTTAGCGACTTTTTTAAGTTTTTAATACTTTTATACCATTTTTTCCAAAAAATCTTAGTATTTAATTATTTTTGTGAATAATTA